TCCTGCACAGTTCATCATTGGTGACTTGAACAGCACCACAGTGACCGTCACTGACAACGTGACAAACGCCCCAGACGATTGGACAGGCAACAAGTATTTCTTTAACGGCACTACATGGACGTTGAACCCTGATTGGGTAGACCCGACACTCGACGACGAGGAATAAACAATATGCGCATCATTGGTAACGCTGGAAAGGCGAGAGAAGTACAGGCCGTTGCCAGTGGTGTGTTGCCTAATGGTAAGCCTGTTGTTGTGAACTCAGATGGGACGGTTAGTGTTGTGGCGGGTAGTGATGCTTCTACTGGAACGCCAGCGGTGTACAACGCTGCTAGTACCTCTGAAATGTCTGCTGCTTTTGACAGCACAAACAACAAAGTTGTTGTGGCCTACAAAGATAACGGCAACTCCCAAAGAGGAACTGCTGCTGTTGGAACCGTAAGCGGAACATCAATTAGTTTTGGCTCGGAAGTTGTTTTTAATTCTGGTGTGATGGGTAATGTTACATCGGTAGCATATGATAGCAACGCTGACAGAATTGTAATTGTTTACAAAAACGAAAGTAACTCGTTTTATGGAGAAGCTATTGTAGGCACAGTCAGTGGTACGTCTATCTCCTTTGGTACTGCTGTTGTGTTTAGTAGTGCAACCACCAGCGGCACAAACGTGGTTTTTGACAGCACCAACAACAAAGTGGTAGTGTCGTATGCTGTTTCCGGTAATGGTAAAGCTCGTGTTGGCACAGTGTCAGGAACATCTATAAGTTTTGGATCGGAAGTTACTTTTAACCCTTCAAACTCTGCACCTATAAGCAGTACTTTTGACTCCACCAATGGAAAGGTCATTATTGTTTATAGAGATGGCAACGATGACTATGGTACGGCGATTGTCGGCACAGTAAGTGGCACGTCTATAAGTTTTGGATCAGAGGCCGCTTTTGCTTCCGCTGTTACAAACCAGCATACTGTAGGGTTTGATGTGGCATCTGGCAAAGTTGTAATTGCGTATCAGGACGGGGCCAATTCCAATCAGGGCAAACTTGTTGTCGGAACTGTAAGCGGCACCTCAATATCCTACGGCACAGCGGTTGATCTTAACCCCTCTGGAGAGGCGGAGCAGCTTGCCGCCACATATGACAGCAGCTCTCAAAAAGTAGTTATTGCATATAAAGATAAGGGCAACTCAAGCAAGCTGACAGCAGGATATTGCACTGTTAGCGGAACTTCTGTCTCTGTTGAAAACTATGTTGTTATAAGCCCCGGAAGTGTTGGAGGCGTTGTATATGACACTAATGCCAACAAACTTGTACTTGATTACTCAGACTCAAATGGGCATGGCGCATCGGCGGTATTTTCCCCTGCATCCACAAACCTCACCTCCGACAACTACATCGGCACAGCCGCTACAGGCGCACCTAGTGGGCAAGGCGCTAAGATCAACATCAAGGGCGCTGTGGACGAGAACCAATCTGGTTTGACCGCAGGTCAGAGCTACTACGTCCAGACGGACGGCACGCTGGGGACGACACCAGCAGACCCAAGTGTATTCGCTGGCACTGCTGTAGCTGCAACCAAACTTATCGTGAAGGGCTAAGACATGGCACTAGACACAATTCCAAAGCAAGAGGGCGGTAAGCTCAAGGCCGTTGCATCTGGGACACTGCCAAGCGGTCAGCCTGTTGTGGTTAATGCTGATGGGACGGTTAGTGTTGTTGTGGAAACTACCAACAGCGGATCGGAAACTTTAGGCAGTCAATTTGCGCTACCCACAACCAACGGACAGCAGGGTTCTTTTTTAGGCGGCACTTACGACAGTGTGAATCAAAGGGCTATTATTACCTATAGGGATGCTAACAATTCGGGGTACGGTACTGCCGTTGTCGGTACTGTCGGTGGAAGTTCGGTTACTTGGGGTACGCCTGTTGTTTTTGACCAACGCGCGCAGTGGACATCTGCTGCATTTGACAGCGTTAACGGTAAGGTTGTAATATCTTATCAAGATCAAGACAATAGTTTTTATGGCACTTCTATCGTAGGAACGGTATCGGGTAACAGTATTTCATTTGGTACGCCTGTGGTATTTCAGTCATCTGAAACTACTTATATAGACACTACTTACGATGTGTCCGCAGGTGCAATCGTTGTGAATTATGCGGAAAGCACAGGGTCAGGTGGTAGAGTTGTTGCGGGTACTGTTAGTGGGAATAGTATAACTTTTGGATCGCCTGTTCAGTTTGGTGGCACAGGCAATTATGGCAGAGCAGTTTATCATCCAGAAGAGCAGTGCACTATTATTGCGTGGCGAGATAACAGCCCCAGCACCAGAGGCTCTGCAATAGCGTTAACCGTTAGCGGCACAACAATTACTTTAGGCACAAAAGCGTATTACCTTGGCGTAGGTCAGGCCAACCAAAACGACATCGCATACGATAGTGACTCTAAAAAAATTGTTATTATATGCCGTGACGAAGTTAGCACAACATACGGCAGTTCTATCGTTGGTACAGTCAGTGGTACTACTCTCACCTTTGCATCTCCTGTGACATTTCAAAGTGGCTCAGTAGATTGGATGGGCATAGAGGGTTGGTATACTGGTGGTGTTGTTATGACATACGACGATCAATCCTCTGGCAATAAGATTATACTTAAATACGGTACTATAAGCGGCACAACTATAAGCTGGGGAACAGGGCTGGAGGTTTATAGCGGCACTGGTAACAATGGTTACACTGGCTGGTCTATGGCTACTGATGTCGGTCGGTTAGTGATTGCATATAATGCCAGTTCTGATGGTAAGTACAGGGTTTACAACCCAACTTTTTCCTCTAGTTCCACCAACCTCACCTCAGAGAACTACATCGGTGTGTCTGGTGGGGTGGTTGCTGTAACAGATAGTGCTAGTCAGGTAATAGGTTCTGAAACTGATTTTGAATCTGGTAATAGAACTGATGTTACGTCAGTAGTTTACGACTCTAACTCTCAGAAAATAGTAATTGCCTATAAGGACGATGGAAACTCTGGCTACGGCACAGCGGTTGTTGCAACAGTAAGCGGCACAACTATAAGTTTTGGGACACCCGTAGTTTTTGATACCGTTGCTGTTGCGAGGGTAGAATCGTCTTTCGACTCATCAAGCAACAAAATAGTTATTTGTTATCAAGATAACACAGGAAATACAGGTAAAGCTGTTGTCGGTACAGTATCAGGAACAAGCATTTCTTTCGGCACTCCCGTTACTTTCAATAATCAATCCACTAACCATCCCTCAATAGCGTATGACGTAAATGCAAATAAAACGGTCATTGTTTATCGTGATCCTTTTAACAGCAGTTACGGAACGGCTATTGTGGGAACTGTGAGTGGAACAAGCATTTCTTTCGGCTCAGAATTTGTTTTTGAAAGCGCAACTACACGAGAACCTGATGTTATATATGACCCCGTTGCACAAAAGCTAATCATAGCTTACGGGGATGAAGGAAATTCATACGCGGCAACTGCTGTGATAGGAACAGTTTCTGGATCAAGTATTTCTTTTGGTACACCTGTTGTTTTTGATAGTGGTGGAACTGATCTAATAGCTCTTGTTTATGATGTTGAAGCAAATGCAACTGTCGTATTTTACAGGCCCATTAGTGAATCCTACTCAGGCGCTGCTATTGTGGGAACAGTATCTGGAACATCTATTTCCTTTGGAACCAAACAAGCCTATGACAGTGACGAGGTTAGGGAGTTTGCCGCTACTTACGACTCTGTGGCAAAACGCGCTGTGTTAGGTTACCGCGATACTGGCAACAGCGAAAAAGGTACAATCATTTCCGTTGAAGTAAGTGGTACAACCATGACTTTTAGTACACCCGAAGTTTTTTCTGAAGACCCAAGAAAATTTAGTGCGGGGTATGACTCAGGCCAAGGAAAAGTTGTTTTTAGTTACTTTGACGAGGTTCAAAATAGTGGGCGTTCGTGTGTTGTTCAAGTTGGCTACGAGGAAATTACCAGAGCCGAAGTAGCTGACGGCGGCAATGCAACCGTTGACATCGTAGGCACTGTATCCACAAACCAACTAAGCCTCACCGCTGGACAGCAATACTACGTCCAGACAGATGGCACGATAGGCGAGACCCCTGCTGACCCAAGCGTCTTGGCTGGAACGGCAATATCTGCTACAAAGATGCTAGTAAAAACATAAGGCGAAACCATGCCGCTAATCCCTCTCAAGCTCCCAGCTGGTCAGTATCGCAACGGAACTGAATATCAGTCTCAGGGCCGGTGGCGCGACGCAAACTTAATCCGCTGGCATGAGGGCGCTTTGCGCCCCGTCGGCGGCTGGCGTCAGCGTGGTTCTGTTGATCTGAATGGCGTGGCGCGCACAATGGTTGCGTGGGAAGACAACTCCAATAGTCGCCGCGTGGCTTTTGGCACGCACAACAAGCTGTACGCGATGACCGCCGGCAACACTATCAGCGACATCACCCCGTCTGGCTTTACTGCCGGCCGCGTGGACGCAACGGCGTTTACTGGCTACAGCGCCAGTACGTTTGGCAGCGGTCAATACGGCCTTCCGTCTGAGGACACCGGCAACATTTTGCGAGCCACCACATGGAGCCTAGAAAACTGGGGCGAGTTCCTTCTAGGCTGCACCGCTGATGACGGAAAGATTTACCAGTGGACGCTCAACAGCAGCACCCCGGCGGCGGTTCTATCGAATGCGCCCACTGGATGCTCGAGCATGATGGTAACGGAAGAGCGCTTTGTTTTTGCGTTTGGCGCTGGCGGCGACCCTCGGAAGGTTGCGTGGTCAGACCGCGAAGACAACAACACATGGACGGCGGCCAATACAAACGAGGCTGGCGACATCCAAATCCAAACCAACGGCGTAATCCTAAAGGGGCTGCGCACACGCGGACAGTCTCTGATCCTCACCGATCAGGACGCTCACACAGCCACATACAGCGGCCCTCCTTTCGTGTACGGATTTGAGCGGGTCGGAACATCATGTGGCCTTGTAGCCGCCAACGCCGCGGCGTCAATTGACGAGGGCGTTGTGTGGATGGGCCAGCGGTCGTTCTTTGTGTATTCCGGCGGCGCGGTGCAGTCTCTGAACTGCGACGTTGC